GCAGCACTGGAGACGCCCGCAATGTGCCCGAAGTGCAGCAGCACCGATCTCGACGAGCGCGGGAATTGCTACGCGTGCTTGGCGTCGGCAAGTGAGCCAGCGCCCCAGCCCGCCGAGGTGACGACGGAGAACCTGGATCGGCTGGAAAACATTCTCACGATTCCAAGGTGGGGAAGGCAACCTGACGACATCTCGTCGTTCGCCGTAACCCCGACCGGCTGCTTTGTGGCGCGAGACGCTGCTATCCTCGCCTGTGGTCGCGACGTCAACGCCAACATCGCCCGAGAGACGGGGGCGCTGCGGAAGAGGGTGGCGGAACTGGAGCGAGCAGCTCTAGACTTCGGAGCCACCGCAGCTGAGTTTCGACTCAGCGATGGAACGATAAAACCAAAGTGCCCCCGTCCGGCATACGGAGACCACTTCTTGGGTCAGCTGCGAAATCAGTGTGCTCTGTGTAGTCAGGTCGCCGTTCTTGTTGAGACGAGAATAGCCCCCATACTTGCTGAGCGAGACGAAGCCCGAGCCCAGCGCGACAGCCTGCAAGCCGCAGCCACGCGTCTGGAAGCGCAGCGGGTGGACCTTGAGCGTAAGCTCGTCGAAACGTTGGAGAGGCTGGAGGAAGAGAAGAAATGCCGCGACGACTTGATGGAAGGGCTGGCCGAAGCGCGGGCGGCACAGCGGCCACGGGTGGAGCTGACGGCGAAAGAGGTCGAGAGGGTGGCTGTCACGTGGCTCAACACTGAAGCTGATAGCAAGGACGATGCGGCTGAAGGCAGGCTGTGGATTCGTCTACTCGAAGAGGCCCGCCAAGCCAAAGAGGCGGCGGCAAAGCAGGGTGGCTGACGGCGCACATTTCTCCCGAGAGCGCATCGTCGCGACGACCAGAGAGAAACCGCGACGTTAAATAGCGGTGGCCTTTACACCTGTAAAATATGCTCGGCAAAGTATCGGAATTATAGATCGTTGCGCACTAGACAAACAGGCAAGACGAGGATACACCTGTAAAGCAGGACGATGAAGTGCATCAGGCTGCTGCGTGAAATCCTAGGCATTACCCAGCAAACGCTCGTCGAAGAGAGCGGAATCAGTAGGGTTTCCATCTCGCACTTCGAAACGGGCCGTGTGTTCCCATCGCGGCTGGTGGCCAAGCGGCTCGACGACGCGATCGAGACCATCATCGATAGGCGCGCGCTTGAGGCGGCCGAGCGCTTGCGCTACAGCCGAGAGCCAGAGGAGCACGTCACGCCGCCAGGGTCAGGGCAGCCACCGGGTCCCGACGCGTTCCCGAAGCAGACTGCGGCGGTGGAGCGGGCGGAAGGCGAGGCGCGGTGATGGCCAAGGTCAAACCTGCGACGATGCGTCTCGACGACATGGCGGCGGACCCGGACAACCCGCGTGCCATCGACGATGCGGCAGCCTCGGGCCTGGCGAAATCATTGGAGACCTTCGGCGACCTGTCGATGGTCTTCAACCTGCGCTCGGGCCAGTGGGTGGCCGGACACCAGCGTATCGCGCAACTCAAGGCGGCCGGCGCCACTGAGGTGGTGCGATCTACGCGGATGCGCTACCAGAGACGACAAGGGCAAGTGGGCGCCACGTGTGGACCGCATGGACTGGCCTCGAGCTCTCCGCGACGCATGCGTGGGCGCTGGGGTACCATTTTTCTTCAAGCAGTGGGGCGGCGTTCGACCGACGAGTGCGGGCCACGAGTTGGACGGAAAGCGCTGGGAACAATTCCCGGATGTGCGCGCTGTGGCCGTGACCGGTCATCGACTCCAGCAAGCCAGCCTCGCACTGTAGCGGCCCATGCGCCGGGGAGGCGCGCCAATGTCTGACGACTCCGCCTTTCCGCCGAGCAAGCACAGCCCGCCATGGCGATGATGGCGGGATACAAGCGGCACCGCACCAGCGGCCCGCGCAAGCCCAGGAACCCGAAGTCCCCGAAGTCCCCCGGACTGCCCCCCTCCAACTCCAGGAGGAAGGAAGGCAACACGCCGGAGGATGCCGCGGTCGAGGCACAGCAGCGGGCGTCCGGCGTGCTCGTCGAGGAGAAGACGTCGGCACTGTCTCCCGAAGAGCAGGCCAGGCGAGACATAGAGCAGGCCATCGCAGGCGACGCCGGGTTGCACTCACGGCCGCAAATGCGGCGCCTGATCAAGCGGCTAATGGCCGAGAAGTGCTGCAACGTGGACGGCTCCCCGATGGTCGTGGTGGGGAGCGACGGGAAGCGCACCACCCTGAACGTCACGTGGGAAGAGGCCGTCGCGCGAACCATCTTCGGGAACGTCCTGAAGGGTGATCTGGACTGGGCAAAACTGCTCGCAGAATACTGGCTGGAGAAGCAGCGCACGCCGCTTGAGCTGAGCGGCCCCAACGGCGGCCCCATCGAGACCAGCAACAGGACGGAACTGCCGAGTGAGCAAGAGATGGCGGCGCGTCTGCTTCGCGCGCGGGACATCGCCAGGAAGGTGATCGAGGCAGAGGGCGCGCCGATCATCGACGGCATAGAGGTGTCGGCGAACACGTGCCCAAACGGTAACCCGCTGCCGCCGCCGGGTGCGCTTCCTGCTGTGCCGCCAGCGCCGCCAGCAGAGCCATCGGTGCGACCGCCAGGACCATCGCCCGCGACGGCAGGAATGATTCCGATTCGCAGGTGACGCCACCGATGCACGCCCTCGCACACGACGAGCACCAGGACCTCGCGTTTGGCTACACACAACACGAGGAGAGCCAAGTCGATCTGGCGAGGAACTACGTCGAGGCGTTCATCAGCTACGTGCTCCGCGACGAGGAGACGGGGCGACCCATCTTGTGCCAGCCGTTCCAAATGGAGTGGCACCGTCTGGCCGAGCGCTACGACAGGCTCATTCTGTGGGCCTATATGGAAAGTGGAAAATCGGTCCACCTGAGCATCGGGCGCACGCTCTGGGAACTCGGGCGCGACCCGACGTTGCGAGTCGCGATCGTAAGCGGCAACGAGAAGAAGGCCGTCAAGATCGCGGGAACGATCGCCGCGTACATCCGCAACTCCGAAGAGCTACACAGGGTCTTTCCCCATCTCGAACCAGACCCTAACAAGCCGTGGAACACCGAGCAGTTCACCGTGCGTCGCAACACCTACTCAAAGGATCCCTCGGTGCAGGTCGTTGGCACGGGCTCCGACATCCAAGGCGCGCGACTTGACCGCGCCATCCTCGACGACATTCTTAACCATGGGAACACGCGCACGAAGTACATGCGCGAGCAGACGAACGACTGGTACCTGAAGACCATTCCCGGCCGCATGACCGCGCGCGGGCGCATCGTCGGAATTGGGAACGCCTTCCACCCAGACGACCAGTACCACCGGCTTGCCAAGAACTCGCGCTTCCACGCGTTCAAATACCCGATCGTGCGCGCCGATGGTACGCCGATGTGGCCGGGCGCATGGTCACCGGAGCGAATCGAAGCGCGCAAGGCCGAGCTCGGGCCGCTCGAATCAATGAGCCAGCTCATGTGCCAGCCCATCGACGATGCCTTGGCTCGATTCAAGCGCGAGTACATGGACATCTGCATGTCTCGCGGCGAAGGCAAGGACATCGCCTACGCGCTTCGTGGAATACCGCCAGGCTGCAAGGTCTACTGTGGCGTCGACCTCGCGGTTGGCCTGAAGAAGAGCAACGATCTGACGGTGTTCTTCCTGATATTGGTCCATCCTAACGGGGACCGCGAAGTTCTTTGGGTGGAGAGCGGGCGCTTGCTCGCCGCCGAGATAATGGCGAAAGTGGTCGACATCAACTCGCGATTCCACCCGGTTTTCGTGATCGAGAACGTGGCGGCTCAGCAATATCTAGTTGACCTGCTCCAAGGCAGTACGGCGATTCCCATCCTCCCGTTCACGACCGGAAAAAACAAAGTGGACCCAACGTTCGGTGTTGAGGCCATGTCGGCGCAGTTCGCCGCCGGAAAGTGGATCATCCCGAACCACGGGCACATCTGCCACCCAGAAGTGCAGGCGTGGATGGACGACATGCTCGGCTATTCTCCTCTCGCCCACACTGGAGATCGCCTGATGGCCTCGTGGATTGCCAACGAAGGCGAGCGGCTTGGGCAGACCAAGCCGCCGCCCGTGACCGGTATTTTCAAACTCAAACTGGGCTTCTGATAGGATAGGATTCCAAGACCATGTCAAGCTCTATTCACCGTGACCCAGAAGCAGGCGCCAAGCTCACAAACGCCGTTGCCCAGCAAGATCTCGTCGCGGACCAAATGCGCCGCGTGGGCCTGTCCGCTCGGCAAGTCGAGTTGAACCGAATCTACAGCTACGCGCGCGCGCAGCAGCACGACACGTGCAAGCTCGACTGGGATGGGCTCGAACATCCTACGACCGTTGATCGCGAGGCCATCGTTTCTCAGGCGTTTTTGCCGCAGGGATGGAAGGATGGTGGCGGCAATCTGGAATCGCTGCCTCAGAAATATCGACGGCCGAGCGTGCCGTGCAACCTGGGCAAGGTCATCCCGGCGCGATTCACGGCGCTACTTGTGGGCGAGGGCACTCACCCGCAGTGGAAAGTCCCCGGCCAGCCAAACACCGAAGCCTGGATTGAAGCCGTGTGCGACGTCTATGGCTTCTGGGCCAAGATGGCCATAGTGCGCGACCTCGGCGGCGCTATGGGGACGGCGGTTGCCGGTTTCAAGCTCATCGACGGCAAGGTGATTTTCGAGGAGTTTGATGCTCGATGGTGCTTCCCGACGTTCGACCCGCGTGACCCGGCAGAGCTCGACATGCTCGAAGTCCGGTACATGTATCCGCAAGAGACGCTCGACAAAATCACGGGCAAGTGGCGGACGGGCAACTACTGGTACAGGCGGATCATCGACAAGAAGGTCGATTGCCTGTGGAAGCCGCAGCTCGTTGGCGACGGCACGCAAGAGCCGCCTTGGTCGGATCCCGCGACCGTCGCGAGCATGGTCACTCACGGGCTCGGCAAGGTTCCTGTGCAGTGGACGCAGAACATTGAAGTCACGGGGGACATCGACGGCGATCCGGACTGCCACGGCTGTTACGATTATTTCGACCGCATCGGCGAGCTGAAGTCGCAAGCCCATAAAGGCGCGTCCAAGAACGCTGACCCGACAGCTACTATTTCCAGTGACGGCACCTACAACCAGGTCCAAATGGGCAGCGACCAGGTGCTCAAGATGGAACGGGGCGCGAGCGCGTCTTACCTCGAAAGCGATGGGGCATCGATCAAGACAGCGGACGAAGAGGCGAACAGCATCCGAGCGATGGCCCTCGAAACCTGTGAATGCGTGCTGCCCGATCAGGAAGATCGCGAAGGCGGCCCCGTCACGGCGACCGAGATGGTCAAGAAGAGCGCAGCCATGTACGCGAAGGCGTCGCGGATGCGCCAGCAGTACGGAAGCCGACTCTTCGTCCCACTGCTGACGAAGCTCGTGGCGGCGGCGAAGATGCTCGACCGCGGAGTCGAGATCGCCGGCCCCGACGGCGAGAAGACGGTCGTCAGGCAGACGATCAACCTCCCGCCGAAGATGGTCGACGGCAAAATGGTGGAGCACACGCTGGACCAATCCGAGTACGTGCATCTGAAACTGGAGTGGCCGCCATTCGCCGAGCCGTCGCCGCAGGACACGCAGCAAGTTGCGACGGCTACGAGCTTGCTCGTCACGAACGGAATCATCAGCAAGCGCACCGCCATTCGGAAGGTGGCCCCGCACTACAACATCGAAGACGTGGACGAAGAGCTGGCCCAGGCGGCGAAGGACAAGCCGGCGGTGCCGGACTTAGGCGCGCAGTCGCTCGCTGAGCTGAACGAGGAGCGTTGATCCGCATTAGCAGGGAAGACATTGAAAATCGCGATTGATTTCGACGGCACCATCGTCAGCCAGGACCACGCATATGCAGACCTGACGTCTCCGCTCGAATTCATCGACGGGGCCAAGGAAGGCTTGCTTGCGCTGAAGGCGGCTGGCCATTACCTATTGCTTTGGTCGGCACGCGCGAGCCGGGCGCTTCTGGTAGATCCGACGCTTGATCCATTCGTCAGAGCCGGCGTGGTGCCGTGCGACCGCAAGTCGTGGTTGGCTTCGAGGCACCTGCACCGAGCGCGGTATGAGCAAATGATCGAGTTCGTCAACCGCGAGCTGCCCGGTGTTTTCGACGCCATCGACGATGGCATGGCGGGTAAGCCAAGCGTCGATTTGTTTATCGATGATAAGGCACTCGCCATGAGAGGACCCGCGACGTGGGCGCGCATCGCCCGCCAGTATGGCGAAACGGAGCCGCTTTTCGACGAGCCGCTGGTCAGCATATTGGATCGTCCCGTGGCCAGCCTCGATTTGGTCCCCGCCGGTCCACTCAAGGAAATCTTGGACGCCGTGCGAGCCGAGCTGAAGGCCGCTGGCATCGTTCATTTCGAGCCGACGTTCGCGCTGGGGGACTCTGGATTCTGGTGCGCCGACCGCGCGCTGACGATCAATGTGCCGTGGTTTTTGGCGACCGAGGAATTGTGGCGAGCGGCGCAGCCTCGCTATCCGATGCAGTGGTCGGATGTCCTGCGAGGCGTGCGACATGAAGTTGGCCACGCGGTCAATTATGCTTTCGAGCTTTGGAAGCGCGAAGATTGGCGTCTGACGTTCGGCGACTTTCTGGCGCCCTATCCAGGGCGGCCGTGGCCATTCGTTGCCGACAGCCCGGACTTCGTCGAGTATGTCAAGGACAGCGGTCCCGGTTATGGCCAGCGTCACCCGGACGAAGATTGGGCAGAGACCTTCGCGTGCTGGCTCGACCCTACCTCGAATTGGCGCGAGCGGTACTCAGCAGGGGCGCGGCGCAAGTTGGAGTACGTCCACGTGCTGGCCCGTGACGTGCTGGGCGGTTGGCCGGCGAACCACGAGCTGGGCGTGCCGAAGCACTGGCGGTCAGCGTATACAGGGCAGACGGTAGCGCAGGCGCTTGCGATTCCGATGCAAAACACAGGTTGACACACTGGCAACATCGTGCAACCATGGTTGTCATGGATGGACAAGCAAAACGCGATATGATCATGAAGCTCACGCCAGGACAGGAAGCTATGCTTCCGCAATTCCGCAGCGAATGGTTCCGCGTCGGGACCTGCACCGACCGCGCTGACCGAGCGAA